GTAGTGCCACGAGTTCGGAACGTGGCTGTATCCCGGCAGGCACGGCCCACCCGGCAGGCACGGTGGCGCTGCGAAGGTGGGGACGCACAGCGCCCACAGAAAGAGTAGGACGACTGTGCGCATGGTGGTTTAGGTTGGGTCAGCGATCTCGATGTCGAAGGCTGGGAAGTTGACAGTGTTGGAGCCGTTGGCCGTGAGCGCCTGCGAGGTGCAGGTGGTCACAACATCCAGCAGCGTGCCGGTGACATCCACCAGGGCGATGTGGGTCGCGGTGCCGCTGGTGTCGATCAGCACACCGGTCTTGGCAGCCACGGTCAGCTTGCGCCCGCTCGTGTCGCCGTTGGCTGCTGTGAAGTCGCCCGAGGCCATCGTGACATCGGCCAAGGCGTAGGTCGCATTGGCTTCGGTGTAGGTTGTGGGTTGGGCCGAGCACGCGATCATTCGCGTGTCATTGTTCTTGACGATGTTCAGTGCGCCATCGAGTACGCGGTCTGCAGTGGTCTTAGCCATTTGTCACCCCCGTTGCCAAGTTGACGTTTTGAATGGCCAGGTCCGTGTCACCCACGAACGGGGTTACCGCCGCGTCAGAGGTGATGTCCTTGGCCCAGCCATTCGCTACGAAGTACGCGCCCTTGGCGTCGTCCACCGTGCGAATGTCACCCTGCTCGAACCGCTCGCGGCCATCGAGGAAAGTGGACAGTGCTTCGATTTTCATAGCAAACTCCTAATAAGCCTTGCGGCCCGAGAGGACCACTTTCAAATTTGTTGTACCGTCGCCACCTACGATCCACGGCTTGGTGTAGATCGGCAGCTCGATGATGGCCTTCAGCGCGCCGGCAGTAAACGACATGGCGTTGCCTTGTGCGTCGTTCAATGCGTGGTAGGTTTCGCCGTCGTTGCTGCCGCCGATGGTTATCGTCGCGCCGCCAAACACACCAGACACTTGGACCGACCGGTCGGAGTAGACGGCCAGCCTCACCGCTGTGCCGTCATCCCCTGCCTGCATGGCCGCCCAGGTCGTCACCGCCACATCTCGACTTGTCTCGATGGGGAAGGTGGTGACCGGGGTTATCGCGGCCATCGCCTACCTCAGCCGAGATCGGTCGGATCGACGTCGGGTTGCGACGTAGGTCCCGTTTCCAGCGCTGTCTCGACCGGGGCTTTAGCCAGCTCGGACAAGGCCATCGGCTTCATTGGCTCTGGCTGCTTCTGAGCCTCTTGAGCTGCGGGTGTCTCGACATCCGCAACCCAAGAGCCTCTGAAGTTGTCAGGCACACTGATCACCGAACCTTTGCGCACGCGGGCTCCGTTATAGAACCCGAGTGCGATAGCCACGACTTTTTTCATGGTGTGCTACTTAGGCCTGGCTTGGGCTATCGAAAGCCTTCCAAGTTGGTGGGTTCTTGGTCAGGAACGCATTCACCTTGCCGGCTGTGACAGTGGTAGCGCCCACGGTCACCAGGACGCCCAGGTAGCGCTCGTAGACACCCTTTGGCAGCTCGACCACCAAGATGTTCTCGCCAGCGTTCAGCTGTGTGCTGTTGGCTGCGGAGTCATCAGTGACAAGCAATGCGCTCGCAGCGTGCTGCGTGCAGCTTGCCAACACGGCGGCACCCAAGGTGACCAGCGCGTCCGACACCAGATAGAACTGGATCGTGCCTGCATTGCCGCCCGTGATGATCTCGGTGTCGGTGTTGATGACCAGGTACATACCTTCGACGTCATTGACGCCGTCAGTGCCCAGGTCAACAACATCACCCAGCACCGTGGTGCCAGCTACCAAGGCCACGGTCGTGGCATCGGCAAACTCAAGTCGTTCGTCCATAATCATGTTGATTCTCCTGAAGTTTCGGGGGTTAGACCACGCGGGTTTCGGTGTTCACCAGCGCGTCGGTACGGCGCACAGGGATGTCATCGAAAGTCATCACGCGCTTGCCTGACACGGTTTCCCAGGACAGGTTGCTGGAGACACGCTCCAAGATACCAAGGCGCAGCTTCTCGCGAATCTTGCGGTTGACATACCAGCAGGCACGACCCTTGCCGAACGATGGGATACGCTCGGTGGCCATGACCATCCAGTTGATCAGGTTCTTGGTGTTGGCGATGGTATCCAGCTCGGACAGATCGATGTTGGCGATCCGCACGAAGTAGCGCCAGTCGCGGATCGTCAGACCTGCGTCCCAACGGTAGTGGGTCCGGTAGCCTTCCATGCGGCCACCAGCGCCATCAACGTTCTCGATGGTCACTTGGCCTTTGTCGGTCATCTGCAGGCCAGCCTTGCTGCCCTTGGGGATGATGCCGAAGCCGGTCTGTGGACCCCACACGCACAACCAGATCGAGGTCAGATCACCACCGGAGCCACTGAAGGCGTCGATGATGTTGTCAGCGTTCTGAGCGGACAGCGAGTTGTAGCGTGGAGCCAAGCCGGTGAAGGCTTCGGGCTCGGTGCCCTCGTTGCCGTAGAACAGTGTGCTGGCCTGCTCTTGGGACATGCCCTCGATGTGGGCGGAGTCTTCGCTCATGCGGAAGGCTGCGGTGTTGCCGTTGAGGTCGGCCAAGGCCTTGTCAATCTCGGCGTAGGCTTCCAACATACCGCAGTTGTCGGTGACTTGCGCGGTCGTGGATTTGCCAGGCTGCACACCACCGTACAGCTTGCGCCATGTTGGGGTAGGCAGACCGGTACGAACCGTGGTCTTGTTACCGGTTTCGAGGTTACCCTCGACCCAGGTCATGTCCTGCAGCACGTCGTTGGTTTGCGCGAGCAATTCAACGATGGTTGCGATGTTGCCGCTGGGGTCGGTGCGCTTGGCAACGTCCAGCAGCGTGGGGTTGTTTACCGTTAAGGTGGTCATTTGTAGCTCCGTTAACTAAGGTTTGGAAACAGCTTTTTGGCAGCGCTTACTTCCACGGTGGCATTGCCGCCGGGGACGATGGCGTCCTGCTTGAGCGTGAGCCCAATTTTGTAGAAGGCCTTCACGAAAGCAGGATGGTTTTTGAAGCCACTCTGCTCCAACGCATCGTTCAACTCAGGTGACCCGTAGGTCGCCACAGCCTTGCGTGCGATGGCCATGTTCTCCGGCAGCTTGTCGCCACCGATGTCCTTGTCCGCGATACTCGCTTCTACCCAACTGGCCACCAGTGCCGCCTGCTGCGCTTGTTGCCGCTGGACCATCTTGGCCCCGACTTCTGCAACGCGCTGCGCTTGATCCTGTGGCAATTTCAACTCTTTGGCGATGGCGCTGAACTCAGCGACCGCATCCTTGTCCATGGCGACGCCCTCGGGCATCTTGAAGGTGTACTCAACGGGCACAGCCTTGGCGTCGTCAATCGCCTTCTGCGCTGCAGCAGCCACCTGCTCAGGTGTCTCGCCTGCGGGTGGCGTACCGCCAGTAGGAGCCTCACCAGCAGGTGGTGTACCTGCCGGAGTGCCAGCCGGAGCCTCGCCTGCAGGTGGTGTACCGGCAGGGGCTTGGGGGCTCAGCAGTGATAGGGCTTCAGGCATTTGTGTTTTCCTTCATCATCATCTCGTGCGCCTTTGGCGCATCGTTCATCAGTTTCACCAACAGCTTCAGGCCTGCTACCCGGTTGCCTTCGTTGTAGGCCATCACCAGTGCATCGGCTGAAAACACCGACCGGAACACTCCGGCATCTGCCAACATCTGCCATACGACCCTGCGGCCCTGTGGTGTGCTGACGATCCACCGGAAGTCTTCGGCCTCGCGGTGCGCTTGCAACTCCTGCGTCTTGCGGGCTAGTGCAGCTTCATCGTCGTGCTCCTGGATGTCGGTTGGTTCACTCACGGTGCGACTGTAAACGACAAATTGGCTTTTATCCGCACCACCTTAACCTGCGGTGGAGCTGTAACCCTGCAACCGGGACATGACATCCTCGACGTTGGCGGCGTCCGTGTCACCCAACGCCTTGGCTGCGTCGGCTGCAATTGGCGCTGCGGCAGCGGCCTGCTGTGCGGCCATGGCCTGTGCGTCGGCTTCCATTTTCTGTTGCACGATGTCGTCCGGGACCACCACCTTCGGGTTGATGCCGTACATGTCGCTGAGGTCGTCCACGACCTGCAGCGGGTCGATCTTGTGCAGCACTTCTGGCCAGGTCTGTGCCATCGTCATCACGCGTTGGACCACGCTGTCGATGGCCTGGCTGGCGACCATCTTCTGCGCCTGCGCAAGGGTGGACACGAACTCGATGTCCAGCTCCATGTCCTGCAGCTCAGGTGGTGCGGGTGGCAGGATGCCAGCCTCAGCCGCAGCGTCGAACGTGATGTCGATCAACGGGCTGAGCAGCTCGTTGTGCAAGCGCTCCAGCACCGGCCCGAGGGCCAGCAGCTTCTCCTCGTGACGCTCGGCCACCTCAGTGGCTGTCACGTTGGAGCGCTGGTCGTTGGCCAGCATCAGGAACAGGTCAGCGTAGTATGCCGAGCGAATGCGCTCACGCACGTCCATGATGTCCTCGCGCAATGCGCCAAGGTCAAGGTTCACCTCGAAGGCTGAGCGTACGCCCTGGCCTGCACCAGTGGCGTCAACGAAGAACGTGCCGCCCGGTAGCCGGGCGTCGGCGTAGCCCTTGTAGCCCACCGGTATCTGCAATGGTGGGTTGACTTGGTAGTCGATGGCCTGCGACTTGCGCAGCTGTTGGTGCTGCAGCTGCTTGACATCGCCCAGGCAGGTCATGCCAGGTGAGCTGCCGTACACGTCCTTGCCGTCCCACCGTGGGGTGAGCGCAGGGAAGCGCTTGAAGCCCGACTCACGCAGGGCCGAGGTTTCCTTCTCTGCGCCGGACTCGATGTAGATCGACTCGAAGGCCATGTTCTTGTTGTCCAGCGCCCGGCTGTTGCGATTGGTGCGTGGCTGCACGAGGTGGATCACCGGCACCATCTGCTCGAACTTGTTGGTGTCCCACATGTTCTTCACGGGCTGGCTGACGTTGGTCAATCCGAAGTTGCCAACGATCTGCGCCACGGTCATCTCGTACTCGCGCACGATGGTATCGACCACGCCCTTGTGGTTCGTGGCCAACGCGTACTCCCCGATGGTCATCGGGTAGTGGTGGATCACGTTCTCGAAGTCAGGCAGCACGAAGTCGGCAGCCGTGCCGAATGCGCCCAGCTCGCTGTACATGCCCTGCAGCGTGTTGTAGGTGTTGCTCACCGCGAAGATACGGCGCAGCAGCTCGTTGACCTCGTGCAGCCAGGCCTTGACAGCGCCCGCTTCTGCGAGCTGCTTGTCCTTGATCGTGGTACGAAACCATGGCCGGGCTGGGCTGGTGACGTGGGACATCATGCCCGCTTCCAGCGTCAGCAGGGACTTGCCTGCCGTGTTGTCGTTGATGTGGTGGTGCTTCTTCTCGCCCCGGTTCTTGTCCGAGGTCAGGAAGCGTCCAGCGCGTGGCATTTGGTAGATGTTGATCTCACGCCAGTGGGCTTCCCAGCTGGAGCGCTCGCTGTACAACGCAGCCTTGCGCTGCAGCACGCGCTCGCGCAGGGTTTGCGGTGTACGTGTATCAGCCATTACTGCCCCAAGAGCGAGGTGCGTGACAGCTGGTCCGCTGCTGGTGCGGCGCCCGTTGGTCCGGTGAGCAGTGTGCCACCTGACATGCCGAGTTGCTTCTTGCGCTTCTCGGCCATCATCTGTGGCGTGTCAGGGGTCTTGGACATCGCAGCGGGTGTTACCGGTGCGGGGGCTTGAACTTTGGGGCTTGACAGGCACATGTGCGCTCCAGGGGTGTACGTGGTAAGTCCCCGCACTGTAACCGCAGATTGCGGCTTTATACGCACTACCGCAGGTTGGCCAGCGGATCGTGGTTGAGCACAGACTCCCTGACGGACTCTGACAGGTTGCCCAGCACCTGCACCTTGGGCATCTCCATGTTGGCCAGCATGACCGCTGTCGCGCGGTCCGGGCTGCGGCCGATACGCTCGATGATCTCCTCACGACTCTCGACCTTGATGGTGAGGCCGGACATGCTCCACTTCGGGGCGCACAGCTCCACCAGCAGCTCGGGGTCTGGTGGCAGGGCAAAGCCGTTGTTGGCTGCAGGGTCGAGGTCTTCACGCAAGGCCCACCACAACTGCGAGCGAAGGTTCATGAACGACAGCCTGCCGGACTTGTCGTGGCGTGTGGCCTTCTCCGCCACGTTGACGCCGTAGACGTCCTGGCCGGATGACTTGAGCACGTCGTAGGGTGATGCACCCACACCGATGACATCGATCATGATCGGCGACAGATCGCGGCGTTCACCGATCACGAGCCCTGCCACGTGGTGGCCGCTGGGTGTTTCCTTGCCTGGATACTCCTTGAGCTTGTCGAACCACTTCTCGACCTTGCCAACCTTGTGGCGCTTGGCGATGGTGGTGTTGTCCTGGCCACCACGCGCAACGTCCACACCCATGTTGAGCATCTCACCCTTCACAGGCTGATCGATCCACCGCAGCATGGCAGCCTCTACCCATGCGGTCGGGATCACCTGCCATGGGTCATCCTGCATGCCGGCCTCGAAGTCGCCGTACAGCATCTGTGAGCGCAGTGGCTCGGGCATGGCCTGCAGCACGGCCATGTACCCGGTGTTGGCCAGGTATGGGTTGTCGCTGATGCGTGAGGGTATGAAGGTGCGCGACTGTGGTGTGATGATCTCTTCCGGCGCGTACTTGGCTGGATCGAACTCGAACACAGGTTGGCCATCAATGATCACGAACTGGCCGGGGTTGGTCTTGCCAAACCACACGTCCTTGCTCACACCGTTGGTGCCTGGCACCATACCCACGTAACGCAGCTCGCCAGGCAACGCACGACCATCAGGCCCTGCGTACTTCTTGTCAATCCATGGCGCAAAGAACTGCACAACCCACCGACCCTCAGCCGAGGTTGGAGGGTTGAAAGTCATGAGCGTTTGGCTGTGTTGGCCAGGCTTGGTTGAACGCACCCAGCCCATCAGGAACCGCACCTGTGACTCCAGGAAGTTGGCTGCCTCGTCAATGACCAACAGGTCTTTGGGTCGGCCCTGATGACCCTTCTCGTCACCGTTGTTGGGGACTGAGGCCAGCTCTATCTGCAGCCCGTCACGTCGCCAGATTTTGTCTTGCCCGTTGTAGCCGTCACGGTTGCCGAACAGCTCGACCAAGCGGTCGATGATGCCCACCAGCTCAGTGCCCACACGTCGGAACATTGCGGTCTTCGTGTGTTGTGTGAGGGCCTTGCCGCACGCCAGATCGGTCTTGCCACCACCAGCTGCACCACCGAAGCCGATGACATTGGCAACGCTGTTATAGGCCATCTCCTGTGGTCCGCCAGGCAGTGGTCGCCACACAACCGACTCGACGTCGGCTGCTATCAATTCCATAGCTTCCTTCTGCTCCTGCGGGGTCATGTAGGCCCACAGCTCGCCAGCCTGCGCCGGAGTCATCCCAGCTCTTTGCGAAGCTGTGCGGCTGCGAGCAGTGCAGCCAATCGTGCGTTGCGGGTTGTGTCATCGAGCTGGATGGCGCCGCCACCCATGCCACCGATTTCCTGCTTGTCGCCGTATGTCTCACGGCGCCGCCCCTTGAGCACGAACTGCAGCAGCGGGTCGCTGAACTTGTTGACGGTGAGGGGGATGGGTTGGCCGTTCTCATCCAACGCAACCTTGGGTATGACCTTGCCATCCTCGTCAGCTTCAAACACGTGTTGGTACTTCATCTCACCTTGGTGGATGACGGGCTCGTGCCAGCCGTGCACACCGCGCCGATAGGCTTCACGCTCGGCCTTGTCGATGCCCTCTTGCATGGCCTCCTCGCAAGCGGTATCGAACTCAGGATCGGCATTGCGAGCTTTGGTGGCGGTATTGCGTGCCACACCTGCAGCCTCGCACGCGTGGCGTAGGACAGGGTATTCACGTAGCGCAGCTACGAACGCTGCTTTCCACACGGAGCTTGGTACTGGAGGATATGCCATGTCGCGCATTCTAGCCACGTTTTGGCCGTTTGGCTACGCCGTCCGGGGCCTGGCCGGTTTGGTGCCTGATCCGACCGGTGACGATGTCACGCACCGTGGACTTGCTGACCGTGACGCCGTCATCGAACTTGGCCGCGATCCGGGTGTACGACAGCCCAGCCTCGTGCAGGTACAGGATCGTTTCGACATCCGCGTCCGACAGCTTGGCACGGTGGTGCGTTTCCCCGACCCGGTATCCGAGGTTGTTCACTTGTAGCCTCTTTAGCGGGGAAACCATTTTTTCAAACGCGCACGCAGCATTTGTGATATACACTACAACCCTGTATGTACTTAAGGGTTGTTAAAATGCTGGTCAACGGACATGAATTTAGCCTCCTTGGTGTCGAGCCGTACACGTGCAAGGATGGTAGAGAAACTTTCCTGAATGTGTGGCACACGCATTGCGGCCATGTTGGGTGCGACCAATCTTGGGGGTTCAAAACACCTGCTGGCCCTGACCCATCTCCTGGCCTTGTTTGGACCCCCAGAGGCAAGTGCTTCACAGTGTGCTTTTGCAAAAAACATCGTGTTAAAAAGCCAAGGAAGCCCCACAAACCGGCAGCCCTGTGGAAAAAGATGCCGGGTGAGAAACGCTTCCGGCTGTTGTCCGATGAGGATGTTGTGCGTATGCGCCTCGTGTCGCATGACCTGCGAACAGCTGGGGTTAGCTTGGCTGCAGTTTGTGAAGGCCTATCTGTCGAGTACCCCAACGTCGCCATCCGCACCATCTGCGCCATAGTGACCCACCGAAGCCGTAACACCGCCAGTGCGCACCCCACCCCCCAACCTGCCGGGTATCCGTACAACTTGCAAGAAAAAACCCCCACACTGCCGGATATTGGCTGATGCCTTTTTTCTCCCACAAAGCCCCCCACACGCTCTGCCACACAAAAGGGTGTCTCTCCCCTAGAGAGACACCCCTGTATGTGTGTGGCAGCTGAGCGCCGTCTTGTCACCCCCTCCCACAGTCGAGTGTGGGAGCAAGTGTGGGAGTGTGGGATGTTTTTATACAACACTTTTTTACTTGCTGAAAACACCCAATTGGTAAAGTTTTGCATACGTTTTACCTCAAACAATGTCCAGAAACTGGCCATCCTCTGACATTTCCCACGGGCTCGCAGGCTCCAAGCACAGCCTCTTCAGCTCCCGTTGGATGTTGTCTTGGCGCCTGTCGCGCTTGCCGTCCGTGGGTTCATCAACCCGTTTCACCGCAGCTTTAATCACCTCAGCCACCTCGATGCCCTGCGTCTGAAACTCCGCAATCACGTCCAGGGCCTGCACAATGGCCGTCTGATACACGCCCTTGGGAACGATGCTGGTCGCCCCGGCGAAGGTCACCTCGGCTGCCTCAATCACGCAACTGGTGACCGCATCACCGTCTTCATCCACCCCAACCGGCACCACACGCAGGTCAAAGCCCCACTTCTGGCCGTCCTCACCATCCTTCTGCTTGGACGCCCTCAGAATACGCCCCATAGGCATGCGCAGCACCTCAAACTCCGTATCGGCAGCCCCACGTAGCCCGGACCACCCACGGGCGCCCTTGGACGCGTCCTTGCCACTGTGGTGGACCAGGATCACCAACGCACCGGTCGCCTCGTGGATACGGCGGCAGTGCCCCAACGCTTTGCCCATGTCCTTGCCCGCGTTCTCGTCGCCACCCGGTGTGGTCTGTGCCAACGTGTCGATGACCACCACGGCAGCTGAGCCAATAGCCTTAATCAGTTCCTTGGCGTCCGCCAGCAGTAGCAGGTTGGGAGCGCGTGGCACCACGTACAGCTCAATATCGGCCAGGTCGATGCCGTGGTGGCGGGCGTAGGCGTGCAGGCGCTTCCTGAAGCCACCTGACCCCTCGGCGCACACGTACACAACCTTGCCCTGCTTGACCTTGTGCCCACGCCACGGCTCGCCCCGGGCGATGGCCGCCACCATGTCCAGGACCGCAAACGATTTCCCGCTGCCGGGCTCACCGTACACCATGGCCATGTCCGCGATTGGCAGCACGCCTTTGATCAACCAACCAAGGTGATCCCCGTGGCTGAAGTCACCAGCCTGCACAAGGCTGAAGCGATTGTTGTCAGGGGTGGCTGGGTCAGTGGCGTGCGCCTCTTCAACCACTTCCACGAACTCGCTGGCTGAGATACCCATGGCGCGGTCGAAGTCGGCGTCGGTGCGATTCATGCAGTGCGCGTGCAGGCACTTGAAGTGGCCCTGCTCGAAACCACCCACACCAGCTGGCATGTACTGAGTCTCGGTGTCGCCACTGTCACCACTGTGCTCATGCTGCCATGGGCAGGTGATGTTCACGCGGCCGTCAGCTGCCCAGCTGCGCACGTGGCCGTGGGACTCAAGGAAGTCAACGGTGGGATCGTTGACGTCATTGGCTGAGCGTGGAATCTCTGGCCGTGTGGCGAGGGTGGATGATGCGGCTGGCGTGACACCGAACCGGGTCTGCAGCTCGGACCACATCTCCTCTAGCTGGTCCAATGTGATGGTGGGGATCAGGTCAGGCAGTGCAGGCAGCCACCGGTACGGTTGGCCTGATGGATGTGTGCCCACAGCGATGAACTGCTGGCCGTTGGCGAGAAACTCGATGATGCCTGTGGCTGTGGTGATCACACGCTTGGGGTGCTCACCATTGAGCTTGAACGCCAGCAGGCGCTTGCCACTGTCAGCCCGTGAGCGGCAGGGCAGGTCACACCCAAGGTAGTTGTTGATGGCGTCATGGACCTGTTGCGCGAGCGAGGGGTCCGCAATGTCGATGTCCAGTGCCCTGACGTGGCGTGTCTGGATGCAGGCACCGTAGCCCGCGTCGGACCACGACTCGACATCGTCACGGCTGGCCACAATGGATGTCCACTTGGGGATACCCACGACGTAGCCTTGACGGTTGAGCCTTGAGGGCGTCTTGCCCAGGCCCTTCATCTGCGAGTCAGGACTGATGGTGGCGGTCGGGTCTGATACTACCGGCAGCAGATCAGCGGTCAGGCCGAGCACGAGGGACAGGTGGTCCCACTCAGCGGGGGATGCTCCCCACAAGCGTGTGCGGGCCATGGCTTAACCTTGGTAGTCGTCGTAGGAGTAGGCGGTAGGCGCGTAGATGGCCTGCAGCTCGACCGGGTCGGGGCCAACCTTGCGGGGATCGTCCTTGGGCATGATTTTGACAGCCCATGCCACCACGTGGCGCAGCTCGGTCTTGCCGGTGCGCACGTCGGTGACCTCGCGGGTGAAGCCTGGATAGGCGGGGACAACAGTGGATGTGATGGTCATGGTAATTGGTGATGGGTTAAAGGGGTTTGGATTCTACTACCAGGCTAGCAGCCACGGTCTGGCGCTACTTTGTAGGGCTGAGGGGGTTGGATGAACGCCTGCTGTGCTTCGGTCTGAAAATCAGCACCGTACAGCCCCGCATTCTCACTGAGCCGGAC